TGGTTGATGCAGGTTTTGTCATGTGAGTCACCTCTTACTTGAGAGTTTACTCACTTAGTCGCGTGTCCACTATTGCTGGGTAAGATCAGAGTGCATTGTAGGCTATGATAGTGAAGTGAAAAAAGTATTAATTTATGATTCAATGAATACCTCACCTGAATGGCAATCAAATATTGATGTCTATGACAAGCTTACCTTAGCATTCAATGATAAATATAAAAATGAAGATTGCAGTATTTGTGGTCTTTACTATGACGGTGTTTATGAGCCAAAACCTTTACACTCCTCCTCCTGGAAAGACTGGTGTACCATTTTATGATAGTTAACCTTTACCAAGATAATTATTCAGGCTACCGCCAACATGGGGGGTCGGAGGTTCAAATCCTCTCGTGCCGACCAAAATTCCCCTTAAAAACCAGCCTGTCAGGGCTGTTTTTTTTATGGCTCAATTTCCTACGGGGAAGCTATGGGGTGAAACTGGGGAATAAAGCCGTCGAGATTCGACGCAATTTGCGATTGATTCATCAGTTTGCTCACTGCTCAGTTTCGGAATTCATCAATACACAAATTTTCATTTCGAATTACTGTATAAATTCCCTGTAAATCATTACCGGAGCGCGCCACATTTTCCCCCTGCCCTATACTTTCAGCCTGACGACTGGCGGTTTCATATGTGTGGACGCTTTGCACAAGCACAGACCCGTGAAGAATATCTGGCATATCTGGCCGACGAAGCCGATCGTAATATTGCTTATGACCCTCAGCCTATAGGCCGGTATAACGTGGCGCCCGGGACTAAAGTCCTGCTATTGAGCGAACGCGACGAGCAATTACATCTCGACCCGGTGATTTGGGGTTACGCTCCCGGATGGTGGGATAAAGCTCCACTTATTAACGCCCGTGTCGCGACAGCGGCCTCCAGCAGAATGTTTAAGCCACTATGGCAGCATGGCCGGGCTATCTGTTTTGCCGATAGATGGTTCGAGTGGAAGAAGGAAGGCGACAAAAAACAGCCGTATTTCATTCACAGAAAGGACGGGAAGCCGATATTCATGGCTGCCATTGGCAGTACGCCGTTTGAGCGCGGTGATGAAGCAGAGGGATTTCTGATTGTTACCTCCGCAGCCGATAAAGGTCTGGTAGACATTCACGATCGTCGCCCGCTGGCACTGACACCGGAAACTGCTCGGGTATGGATGCGCCAGTTCCTGGAACCACATTCTAAGTCAATAACATACCGCGTCATACCTGCGCTCACACGTCCCATGATGCGAAAAGATACCAATCCATGCCAATAGTTAAAAACGGATGACTGTCCCGAATCCGTCCCACCTGCCCTATCCCACAAACCGGCGTTCAGATGCTCATCAAGAAAACCACCTCACCCTCATAACTCAGTAAGCGTCCCGTTTAGGACGTAGCGTAAGGATTATTTTACGGTTTCGAGGTTCCAGGGCAGCAGTTCGTGCACCCGGTTCGATGACCAGTCGCTGATTTTCCACCGCACGTCGCGTAACCATGCCTCGGACTCCACGTCGTTTAGTTTGCACGTACCCAGCAGGCTATAGATGATCGCCGCTGCCTCGCCGCTCCTGTCTGAGCCGAAGAACAGATAGTTACGTCGGCCCAGCGCCACGCACCGTAAGGCGTTTTCACAGATGTTGTTGTCGATCTCCACCCGACCGTCGCAGCAGAGGACACGCTCAACGCATCACACTGCTTCAGCATGTAACCGAACTCCTTCGCCATCTCCGCATGCACCGACAACGTTTTCAACTGCGCCTGTATCCAGTCGTACAGCGACTGGCTTTTCTCTTTCCTGACCGACAGCCGTGTTTGCGCCGGGCTGTGGACTCTGTCATCTGTGATAGTGTCCATCAAAATTTAAGTGGACACTATCATCGCCGGATTGACAGGGTTCTGACAGACGTCCTCCACGGTGCGCTTACATTTTACCTATTAAGGAATATTTTTGCTTTTTAAAGGTATTAAACCATCTCGGTGATGTAACAAAAACTTTCCCTGCCATAGATTCTGATTCTAATTCTCGTGGTAATGCATCATAGGCATTAGCTGCTATACTTGAATTACTAAAATCAGTATAATAAATAAGTTTCCTTCTTGTTGCCATTCTATATTTACAAACCCATTCATCTGCTGAAAGAATTAATGGGCCATTCAGATTACTCATACCTCTATTTTCAAACTGATGGGCTGAAACATCAAACACATAGTCTTTTCCTTCTTTATTTCCAACCACTGCAAAATGATTTGTTGGTATTTCCTCTGTTGGTTTATCCCAGATAAATATACCTCGATAACGAATATTATCGAACCCTTTTTCATTCATAAAATTGCTTACAGGAGTCATTAATGACTCACACTGCCCTACCGGATTCATTATTTTATTATTTATAATTGGATTCTGTTTCAATTCCTCCAGATAGGCCGCAGCATCAATATCACTGGTTAGGTTGTAAGTTATATCTGTGCGTTCCACTCCCGGTTCTGTTGCCATGGTTAAGTGATGTGTTTCACTGTACCCCTGGCAATTTACGGTATAGTTCCCGACGTCATCCAGGGTGACTGATAATATCTCCTGACTGTCTTCATCCAGAATACAGAAGTAGTTTTCCCCGTGCAGGCCGGAATGAATGTTTTCCTCCCATCCGTCATACGCGAGCGTCCTGAGCAGTTCAAATCTGCTGACCACATCCTCCCGCGTCGTTCCGGCCGGCGGGTGACAAATCGTCCAGATGCACCCCAGCGCTTCAGTCTGGTGCGTTGAGCAAAAAAATTCCTTCATTTTTTCCCAGGAACTCATTTCAGGGGGGGTATCAGACCAGGCAATACGATAAATGCGGCGGTTACTGATGATGGCGGGAAGACATCCGCTTCCAATATGAAAGGGCATAACAAAAAACCTTTATAAATTTACATATAGTATCTGTCCGACAGACATCATCTCTTCCTGGTCTTAATTTCACAATAAGGTTATCGGCGGATTCATGGTCGTCCTGCCATGGCGGGCTTCAGAAGGTGCAGAAGAAAAATCCGTTATGATGACCGGATGGCGGGACTGTCATTTTACAGCTAAGTGTCGATTTTTTCAGGGTCGCTTTCCACGATGACCAGATCATCCGGTATCAACGCCCGGCGTTCAATTTTGGCAGGCAGAAGTCACCCGGCAGAAATTACTTAACGATTCAGATAATGCCATTAAGGACTGGCGCACAGAATTAACGCTGGGGATTATCAGTGATGAAAATAAAGCAGCTTTGATTCTGCCGATGAATTATATCAATGTTCTTAAATCGCTGGACTTAACAGGTGTTTCAGATGAGGCCACCTTCACAGCAATCAGGTGGCCTTCATTACCACAGGAGTGATTTACTGGCTATCGATATTCCTGTTCATCATTTTTAGGTCATCTACACACATTCATTCTGGCTGAGTTGAAATATTGCAAAAATATTAATGTTTATTATTTTTTCTTTAAGTAAATTTTCGCTCAATAAACTTAGTTGTTTATTCAATGACAATGAAGTATGAACTATGCTGGAAATGAAGGAAGTCAACAGTAAGGATAGTCTGAATATTCACGGGTGATATTATGAGACATCGTATATTTTCCCCATTGCTTCTGGTGTTGTCGGCTACAGCCTTTTCGGCATCGGCGATGGCCGCTAGTGATACAAAACCCCCCACCAGATAATACAAAATCCGCCTCCAGTGGACTGCCGCCAATACCCGCCCCATTTATTCGTCCCCCCTGGTGTGACAACTGGCCACCAGATATAGAAAAACCACCGGAGTGGTGTCAGATTTGTGGTTGTTAATTTTTACAGAAGGCTGTAACAACCATATCAGTACTGATGGTATATCTGGTTATTATGCTTCATCAGTTCCTCCTGAACTGAATATTACTTCAGGCTGGTGTATTTTATTAACGCCAGCCTGTTTTTTCACAACGTCATATTACTGACTTACTGGCCCATGCCTCCTGAGAAACCAGCCAGTAGTTATTACTGTGGTAATGCAGGCCACCTGATTGCTGTGAAGGTGGCCTCATCTTTCACATCGCTCAAATCCAGCATTTTCAGCGCCCTGATATAGACCATCCATTTAGTCAGGCTTGCCCTATCATCGTCGCTGATATCCCCCAACGCCAGTTCGGTTCGCCAGTCGACAATGGTGCTGTTAGCATCGGTAAGTAGCTTCTGACGTGTGGTTTCGGCTTTTGCATGATAATCAACGGGAACAGCGACAACAGCGCCGTTCGAATATTTCCAGTCGCCATAGATATTAAATCCTGCAGGTAACTTGTTAACCTCAACAACTGAAAAACCAGCCGGATAAAGACGAGAGACATCTTCTGATACGGAACGGATTATATTTTCGGAGTCAATACACAACTTATATTTTTTCGTGAATTTACTCAGCGACTCATAAAAATCCTGACCATCTTCACTACGAAAATACAGAAAGTTGTTATCATAATCCGGGTCATCAGGAGTGTATCTGGTTACGTTTTTTAATTCCATTATAGTTTCCTTAATCATCCATTAATTGTACGCCAGCCATTACCCACCCACATTTGCAACGGTCGATACGCAAATGTCACACCGTATGCTGTTGTTGGGTCATGTCTGGCTTGTGTTAAAAAGCAACCAGCAGGCGCTTCTGCAGGTCCATATTCATCTACTTTGCCCGGCCATACTGGGGCGCCACGCTGGATATTCTGGACATAACGATTATCTGATTCGCCTTTTGTATATACGTTTCCTGATGTTAAATAACGGGCGTCGAAATTACCGTAATTATCCGGAATAACTTGTCCATTAACAACAAACTGAATACTGCCATCGGTATTACGCTGGCTGTATAAATGCCATCCCTGGTCGTCATCCAGCTCAATAACTGTTGGTCGATTTCCGTCACCCCACAAATTAAATTGAGCATTCAGCACGGAGTTATTTGAGCTAGTCATGGTCATTCGTTTGGCATTGCCTGCGCGAATGGCCCCCAGAACCTGCATTTCACCGGGAGCGACACGAACGGTGTGCTGGCTATTCGCAAACGTATCCAGTATCCCGTCGCCATTCTGTTTAAACCCGGTATCGTTATCGCCAAATACAATTGAGCTTCCACCCAGCACATTATCAGTACCAATGCCTAACGCACCGTTTAGCCGTCCTCCATTAACTGACAGTGCCTCAACGTCACCGGCTGTGGGTTTCATCATGCTGTTATACAGCGTATATGTCTGACCGTTCGTAGCGTTGGCAGGCTTTGTTTCTGAATATTCTGGAGCGCTATATAGTGTGACATTTGCATTACCGGTGTAATCATATTGCGCAATTAACCAGTACGCATACTGGCCGATATTAATATAAATATCGTAGGTGTCGCCTGATGTATTAACCCATGCGACCTCGTTAGCAGAAGAAGGTGAACGCATCCATAATGTGGCGGTTATTCCAACAGGCGAACCATTACCGGCACGCAGAACCAGTTCACTGATAGCCGCTTGCTCAAATGATCCAACGTTATACCCCGAACCTCCGTAAAGCTTAATTACTGCTGTCGATGTGGCCTGCGGCATGAAAACAGTGGCGATTTTGAACCATCCCGATTCACCAAATGTAACGCTGGTAGAAGTCACAGCGCCGATAGTTCTCGCAAATCGCGTTTTGTCAGGAATATCACCGCCGTTCTGCGATTTTTGCATGGCGCCGGCGGCGCTATTTATGGTTTCCCGTAAACCAACGTATTCGATAAGACCGTCAACGCTTTTTCCTGACAGCGCCGTCAGTGTATCGTCCAGCGGCTGCTTGCCCGCAATCATGTTAGTGATAGTGGTGGCAAAATTAGGATCGTTACCCAGCGCGTCAGCCAGTTCTTTCAGCGTGTCCAGCGCTTCCGGCGCAGAACCAACCAACTGTGCCACTTTCGCAGCCACAAACGCTGCCGTGGCAATTTCAATACCTGCAGCTGTGGTTTCCGGCGTTGGTGCTGTTGGCGTACCAGTCAGTGCCGGACTGTCCAGCGGCGCTTTGGTCTGTACCTCGTCCATGACAGCATGGACCGCCTTTGGCGTGGCTGCCAGCGCTTCGCTGTCACTGTCCGTGGCGCTGCTTAACTTAACGATACCTTTTTTCGTCAGGCTGGCATCTTCCAGGGAAATCACGTCCGCGATATCTTCTGCCCGTTTTGCGGCATCTTCTGCTCTGGTGGCTGCTGCTCCGGCAGCAGTACTGCTTTGCGCCGCCAGTGATGCGCTGGTATCAGATGCGGCGGCGTGAGTGGATGCCTCCGATGCTGATGACGAGGCGGCTGTTGCGCTGGCCGCTGATGTACTTGCTGACGTTGCTGCGTTTGTCTCAGATGTTTTTGCTTCGGCTGCCGATGCGGCTGCCGCCTTTTCCGACGCTGCCGCCGCAGTGGCTGACGCACCTGCATCACCGGCACTGGAAGCCGCCTGCGTTTCTGACGTCTTCGCGGCGGTTTCGGATGCTCCGGCGCGCGCTGCTGATGTCTGCGCCGCCGTCGCGCTGGCGGCTGCGGCAGCAGCTGAATCTCCGGCGGCAGTACGGGAGGCATCTGCATTCGCTTCAGATGTTTTCGATGCGGCTGCCGATGCGGCTGCCGCCGTTCTGGCTGTGTCAGCCGACGCCGCGCTGGCTGATGCCTCCCCGGCTTTTGTGGTCGCCGTACCTGCGCTGCTCTCCGCAGATGCTGCGGATGAGGCTGCCTGTATGGCTGATACTTCTGCCGCTCCGGCTGCATTCACTGCTGCCGTGGCGCTTTCCGATGCCTGACCTGCTGATGTCTGCGCCTGTTCAGATGCCTGCCCTGCGGCGGTGGCATTCCGCGATGCCTCCGATGCCTGGCGGGCAACTTCTTCCACCATCGCCTCAAAACGCCGCAGCGCCTCCGGGCGGACGTCGTCTTCCGTCATGGCCCCCAGAAAATCATTCAGGGTGCCCGGCTTTGAATCATCGTAAACCGTAATAACTCCGGCATGTGACGGGGGATACCCTTCCACCAGGAGCGTGACAGTGTACTGCCCCTGCTCCACATCCATGCTGTAGCGCCCGGCGTCATCCGGATTTTCCGATGCCACCGTATTCACGACCACCGTCGTACTGGTCCGGCAGGCCTTCAGCTGAATGGTGCAGTTCTGTACCGGCGTTCCCGTAGCATCTTTCAGTACGCCGGAAATAAGTACTGGCATATTACCTCCATAAAAAAGCCCGCCCGCAGGCAGGCTTCAGATTCATTCACATCTCAGCACTGATTATCCGGGTCACGTAAATATGCCGGCAGAGAACACTGGACGCTCCGCGTGATTGTTTTTCCCTTTGCCTCGCGGTGCTGTTTCTGCCCACGGTCGGTGCCGGTATAAATCCGGGTCTGGTTTTCAATATTGCTGTTGCCGCTTCCTCTTCCGTTATCGGCAACGGCAGCAGTGGAGAATAAAACGGACAGGGAAACCCCTGCCGCCAGCGAAATTAAGCGCGACATAGTCATATCTGTTCCTTGTTAAACGAAAGGGACCGGAAATCCGGTCAGTTTGTGAAGTTGTTCCCCGACCGGGAAACCATCACCAGCGGCCAGACGGAAGCAGACGTGGTGTACTGCCCACGAACCCTCAGAGAGACGCTGATATCCACGACAGGTGAAGTGGTGTAGACCGAAAAGACGACGGTCTGATACATGGCCGGAATACCTGCGGTATACGGCATAACCTCCGCCGTTTTCACCTGGCCGTTAATATTTATCGTGACGGTGATGGCACCGGAGCCACCATTACGCTCACAGTTAGCCATCACCGTGATGGTTTTCCCAATCTGATAGGTGGCGCTGTCGGTATACCGTGTTGAGGTGCTGCGTTCGTCGTTCGTCGCCCTGATGCTCACGCCCTGCATGACTTTTGAGCCGCAGATATCACCGACAAACTCTCTTGCTTCTATCACGCCAGAAAACTTACCGGAGGTGGCATTGATTTCTCCCGTAAACGAGCCAGATACAGCGTTGATATGGCCGCTGATATCCGCATTTTTCGCAGTCAGCTTTCCATCCGGCGTCAGGGAAAATGCCGGAGGATTCCCGCCACTGGTAATGGTCGGCGCGCTCAGGTATTTCAGGAACGCCTCGTTCATGATTATCTGGTCGCCCTGCATGACGAATCCGGGCGTCTCGTTTCCGTTTGCCGGGTTAATATAAGCAATGCGATCCGCCGCCACCAGGAACTGGCTTATCTTCCCGTCAGGCGTGTCTTCCATGCTCAGTCCAAGTCCGGCCACATAATATTTGCCGTCTTTGGTCTGCTCTATTTTGACGCCCCACATGGCGTTCCATTTATCGTTAGCGTCCTGCCACTCCTTCGAAAACTGCTGCAGTTTGCTGGCGTTATCCTCCGTCAGGTCAATTTTTTTCAGCAACTCCGTACCAAGATACGTCTCCGTAATCAGTCCCTTAAAAAAATCCAGATACCCTTTCGCGTCATCCCCCGGACGTCCGGATGCTTCCGCAAATACTGATTTTCCAGCCAGATTTACACTGCGCACGTAAAACCAGGCATCATGCAGTGGTTTCAGTCCATCCTTTATCCAGAATGACCCGACGCCCAGATACTGTGCTTTTGACTGAATATCGGCGGCAGTCGCCAGTTGCGTGGCGGAGTACCAGAACTCATACTGCACACTGGCATCGTAGACAGTCTGGTGCGGCGTCACCGTTATCTGAAAATAACCCGGCGTCATCTCAATCGTGGATGGCGCTTCCGGTGCCTGAATACTGAATGCCACGGACGCCGGTTCACCCTGCTGCCCGTAACCGTTTATTGCCCTGACTGTCAGCGTGTAGTCACCCAGTGGCAGTTCGTGGAAGGCGTACTCCGTTTCGCTGGTCGTCGCCGTTGTCACCAGACGAACCGGATCGCCCTCGTTCCCACTGCCTGTGGTCAGCCTCACCACAAAACGCACATCTTTTACCACCCGCGGCGTGCCCCACTTCGCTTTGGCCTGATACAGGGTACTGTCGTTATCCGTGCTGACTGTCAGATGCTGCACAGCGGGCGGAATAATGCTGTTGGTGGTCCCCGGTAACGGGTCAAAGTGCGCCCCGTTGTCCACGATGGACTCTTTTTCCGGAACGTGCTGCAAGGCAGTGATGGCGTATGTGCCGTCGTCATTCTCCTTAATACGCACGCAACGGAAAAGGCGGCGCTTCAGGGAGGGCAGTTTCAGCCCCCAGATACTGTATGGCTGCACGGTTTCCGGCAGGACTTTCGTTACCACCCGATCCGGTGCGGGCTGCGACTGAATCTCCGTACTGAACGGCTTACCGTCAGGCCCGACAATATTCAGCGTGGTGGCGCCGCTTTCCGGTAGTGTTATTTCCCGGTCAAGCGTCAGCGTGCGGGTGGAAATATCCAGGTCAGTGATACGCCCACCGACCGACGCCCCGGCGTAATCGTTGTCGCAGACCTCAATAATATCGCCCGGTGTATGACGCAGACCTTCCGCACCGACAGAAAAATCCACGGTCTGCGTTTCCAGCAGCTCCGTCATCATCACCCACAACCCCGTCCGGTGCGCCTGTCCACGTGAGGTACAGCCGAACGCGTCCATTTTCAGCAGATTGCGTCCATAACGGGCCTGTGAGGCATGGTCTTCCACCAGCTCCGTGGAGGTTTGCCAGCCATTCAGCGGATCGGTGTATCTCACTTCTATCGCGTTATGGCGGTCTTTCAGGGCACTGAAGCTGTATTTAAAGCGCCCGCCCACCACGTTACCGTTGGTGTAGGTCCATGCTTTATCGGAGGGGCGGTCCTGGATGAAGGTCATTTTGCGGCCATTCCATACCGGCATACAACGCATCACCGAGCAGAAATCCGCCAGAACGTCATACGCCTTACGCTGGGTGGTAATATACGCATTAAGCGTCATGCGGGGTTCCGTGCCGCCAAATCCGTCCGGCACCGGTTGATCGCAGTACTGCGCGATGGCGTACAGCGCCCATTTATCCACATCCGCCCCCCCGATACGCCTGCCCAGCCCGTAACGGGGGTGGGTCAGTTTATCCATCGTGCACCACGCCGGGTTATTCGTGTACGCCGGTTTAAACGCCCCGTCCCACAGGCCGGTATATGTGCGGGTATCCGGGTCATAGTTTGAGGGGACCTGAAAAATACGTCCGCGCAGGTGGTAGTTACGCGTGACCTGCTGGCTGCCGAACTGTTCCGCATCCACCAGCAGACCGGCAACCGCTGTGCCAGGATAACCCTGCCGGATATCGATGATTTCCGTATACGACGACCACAGCGTTTTGTTCTGAAGCCTGTCGGTGGTGCTGTCCGGTGTCACCCTGACCATGCGGACACTGAACGGGCGCGGCGGTAAATTATCAGCCACTACCGATGCCAGATATTGTGTTGTGATCTTGCCGTTAATAGTGATATCAAATTCTGTGTTCCAGATCCCGCTACGCTGAAACTGTATCAGCAGATTCACGGAGGACGGGTTACGGTCCCCCTTGTCCGTGGTCTCCTGCAGCATCTGTACACCAAAGGTGAAGCGTAGCCGGTCGACATTCTCTGAGACAACAGTACGGGTAACGGGATTATCGTGTTTCACTTCCACACCCAGCACCGTTTCCGCGCCGGAAGCCTCAAAACCTTCCAGCGGTGCCTGTGGTGTCTCCCCCACCTGATATACCACGGTCACGCCGTGAATATTACTGTTACCGTCCGCGTCCACCACCGGCGTGTTATTAATCAGCACGCTCTGCAGACCGTTCACCGGGCCGACTATCGGTCCCTCACTGAGGGCATCAATCACGCTCAGTTGTTGTGTGGACTTCAGATCGTCCTTCGCCTCACGTGGTGTATGCCCCTTCCCTCCACCTTTGCTCATTCTCCTGGCTCCATAAATAACAAAACCGCCGTAATGGCGGTCATGTGTATCAGCTCATGTTGTCATGATTATCACTGCCGGATGACGACAGACGGTCTGGTAATCCCGCCGTCCTGCCGCGACGTGGTGTTTGCCTGTAACGGGGAGCCGATCACCACAACTTTTCCCGACGTGCTCTCATCCCGGGTACTCATCATCTGCGATATCACCCGTGACCCGATTTTCATTTCACCGTACAACACCGGCACCGGGTTCCCCTGGGCCACCATATTTTCCAGGGAAGAAAAGTACGTGTTCTGTTTCCCGTTATCTGTCTGACCCACCGTCGGTGTTTTGGGTACAGGTGTCAGCATCTGCGCCACACCACCCAGCGCCATACTGGTTCCTGCGGAAAACAATACTGCCGCCGCTACAGCATTCAGACCGGGAATAAATGACGCGCCAATCAGCGCTGCCCCGGCTACCACCTGCCAGATACCGTTTTTCGCTCCCGCCATACGCGGTACAATATGAACCACTGCCCCCGGCGGTAACGATTCGTTCAGTCTGGCAGTAAGGGTATCCGGCGCCATATCGCTCCCGGCAATCCGGACCTGATACCAGCCCTCATTCATTCGCTGCCGGAATCCGGGGAGTTGTATCGCCAGCGCATGTATGCCTTCCGCCGCTGTCTTTATGCTGAGGCTGATGCGCTTTCCAAATCGTTGTAAATCCCCGTAAAGGCAGATTCGCACCATTGCCGGTGCCGCCATATTGAGTGTGTCCGTCGTTGCCATTTGTCGTTATACCCCTCTCGTTTACTCAACTGCTCCGGAATATGGTGCAACAGTTCACCGTTGCCGCAGTAAATCGCCGCATGATTGGGCGTCGGTGAACCAAAACAGCAAATCAGCACGTCGCCGGGCTGCGCATCCTCCGGATTCACCCGGTAAAATCCCGCCGCCTCCAGGTGATCCAGATAGAGGCTTTTACCCTGACTCCACCAGTCATCTTCCCTATCGAAATCCGGCATATCAATCCCGGCCAGATGGTAGGCATCACGAAACAGCGTGTAGCAGTCCGTCACGCCATGCTCAAACTGCCGCCCGGTCAGGTGTGGCACGCAGCGGAACTGATGTATCCTGTTATCACAGACCAGCCACCAGTCCAGCCCGCTTTGTATCTGGAGGGTACGATCCGCACTGCTGAGACAGGGCTTACCGTCAGGATGGCTGTGTACCAGCGCCACGATGTCGCCGCGGTTCCGGGCATTCAGGTAATCCTCCGGGGATATACGAAAATACATCGTGGGTTCAGCAGACAGATTTTCACACGGAAAATACCGCTCTCCCTGTGCCGTTCTGACCACATAACCGCACGATTCCGCAGGCGCACACTGTCGGGCATGTGCCAGAATGTCATCGTTAATCATGGGAACCTGTTAAGACAGTTTGTTGATGGAAGCGAAAAATCCGGCATTCACCAGATTGTTACGCATTTCACAGCCTTTCATGCAGTGGCTGCATTTATCCTTTTTCGGGTCTGAGGTGGGCTTATCGAACTCATCGGCCACGGGCGGGCCGTCGTATCCGCAGTTTTCATCCCGGTAATCCCACGGACAGGAGTCCGCCAGCATGGTACGCCCCGGCACCACAGAACCGTCGGTTTCTGCCGGTGATGCCAGAATAATGGTAGCAGTTGATGAATCCAGTTCTGACAACTGCTCCACGTTATAGCGCGCTACCGCCTCCTGCTCCGGGTCAGCGCCCGGATTGCCGTTACTGAAATTCACCGCATCAAGAAACTTGCTGTAAACCTGATGCCTTACCACTGACGCGCCGACGAGACTTTGCAAATCCTCCGCCATCCCCGTGACCAGACCAAAGAGATTGGCAACAACGAGGTTCGGGCGGGGAGATGCGCCTTTCCCGTTCATCTCAAAATCCTGTACCTGTATCGGGTACGGTTCGTACTGCCTCCCCTGCCAGGTTAACGGCTCGCCTTTTTCGTTCGGTTCGTTACAGAAGAAAAAGCGCTCACCGCCAATCGCGGTTAAATCAAATTCCCACAAATCCACCTTCGCGGACTGCTCCGCTTTGGTGGTCTCGCTCAGGGTTTCCTGTGGTATATCCTGCATATATGAGAGATCCTTTATTATTTATCTTGCAAAAATATACCTGCTTTTATTAATGGTATTTACGATACAACCAAAAAACGAGGTAACTAATGAAATACACAATATTGTCGCTGGTAGCTGGTGCGCTCATCAGTTGTTCAGCAATGGCAGAGAATACCCTGACTGTAAAGATGAACGATGCCCTGTCCAGCGGAACAGGAGAAAACATAGGTGAAATCACAGTTTCAGAGACACCTTACGGTCTGCTTTTCACTCCTCACCTAAATGGTCTTACGCCAGGAATTCACGGCTTCCATGTCCACACAAACCCAAGCTGTATGCCGGGAATGAAAGACGGTAAAGAGGTTCCGGCGCTCATGGCCGGAGGACATCTTGACCCCGAAAAAACCGGGAAACATCTTGGCCCATATAATGACAAAGGGCATTTGGGGGATCTGCCTGGACTGGTTGTCAATGCAGATGGTACAGCCACGTATCCGTTACTGGCACCACGCCTTAAATCACTGTCAGAACTGAAAGGTCACTCATTGATGATCCATAAAGGCGGTGACAATTACTCCGATAAACCTGCTCCACTGGGTGGTGGCGGTGCACGTTTTGCCTGTGGTGTCATTGAGAAATAACAGCAACATAGCCATATCGTCATAATTTCGTTTTACCCATAAAAAAGCCCTCTCACTGGAGGGCATTAAATCTGTATCGATGTTAAAGGTCAGAAGCTGTAACCTACGCCAAGCACCTAGGTTCCAGCTTTGACGTCACTGTCAGCATCAGTGGAAAAACTTGTATGCTCATAAGACGCATTAACGGCAATATTTTCAACCGGGTTAAGCTGAATACCTGCCCCATAAGCAAAGGCGGTTTTATTGTCAGAATTTCCCCAGTTATCCTTAATATGTCCGTTTGCTGCACCAATCATCACGTAAGCATTCAGATAGTCGTTAAAACGGTATGAAGGACCAACAAGAAGGGAGGTATAATCAGCATCACCTACCTTATACCCATAGTTATTAACATCAGCCGAGGTGTATGTAACTGAACCCATCGCCCCGAATCCACTGTCCAGATCTTCCCAGTTATATTTGATGTTGGCACCGTTCGCATTACCGGAAAGCCAGCCGCTTAAATCTGTGTAGGCATATCCAATTGAAACGGTATTTTTATACCCTGCTGCGTTAGCCACGCCGATGCTACCTAACGCCAGACCAACTAAAACCGCCACGACAATCTTTTTCATAACATTTCCTTTTTTTGATTATTGACTGTGCGGGCTCAGTGAAACAGCAGCAGGTTAGAAAGTTCAATCATATTTATCGATCGTTTCGATCAAAAATACTAAGAAATAACCTGCTCAAATGTCGCGGTGAATGTTGTTTTCAGCAATCCCGCTTTCACACTCCATTTCCGGCAGACAACCTTAATCTGCCGGTATCCGTAAGGCGGAGTCCACAAAAACGCCTTCACACCGTTATGCTGTGACAAAAAGCCCTCCAGTGCCGGACCATCCTCCCGGTCAACGCGGATAGTCACACTGTATTTTTTCAGGTCATTATTGATCCCGGATGCACGCCGCTGCTCGTAGCCATCACCGAACCTCACCACCGACACCTGTGGTTCCGAATCCACCCCCATGTCCGGGTCAACTTTCCAGTGAAAGGTTTTCATCATCGATATGCCCCGCTCAGCCTGCCGCCGTCACGCCCCTGCTGCTGCACGAAATCAGCCGCCGCCTTTTTACCCAGATCATAAACCGCCTTCAGCGCCTGCGGCGTCAGTTCCGGCCCCGTGTTGCTGATTGCAATATGATACTGCGGTGCAAACATCGCCATCCCTCCGGAACCTGCTGCCACAACCCCCAGCTTACCGTCAGTACCGCGACGAAGCGGCAGTATAGCCTCCGGACCGGCCTCTCCCATTACTGCCGCCCCTCTGGCAAATGCAAAGAACGTCGGTCTGTTAACAATACTGCCGCTGTACTGACTGAGTCCTGCTGAGCGGTACACGCCGCCGTCCGCATTTGGAATGACCGACAGCGCCGCTGAACTGTATGCCCCGGATGGTGTACTTCCGCCTGCTGATGCGCCAAAGACGAACATACCCAGTACTGAACCCAACAGTTTAGAAGCCGCAATACGTGCCTCCATTTTTGCCAGGTCAGCCAGGATGGAGACCGTCAGGCTCCGGAAACTGCCCTTTCCGGTCACGGCAAAATTCGCGATACTGTCCGCCATGCCGTTAAATGCGTTTGTGAAAACATTCTCCGTCATGCCTGCCACGTTGCCCCCCTGCGCCAGAAAGTTATCCAGCGCCCGCGACGCGCCCTGCGTCCAGTCTCCCTGCGCAGCATCCACTTTCGCGTTATAATCCGCCCACTCAGCCAGTCGGCGATCGAGACTGGCCTGAAGTTCCTGCTCCGCCTGACGGTATTCGTCAGAACCGTATGTCCCTTTTGCCTTGCTGTCGCGCTTAAGCTGCTCCAGTTGTTCCTGGTAGTGCTGTTGAATTTTCAGATGCTCTTCGTACCGGCCACGTTGCTGATCGCCCATACCCATTGTGGCCAGCGCCAGTGCGTGCTGCTGCCTGACGCGGGATTCTTCGTCAGCGAGCTGGCTGGTTAATGTGAGCGTCTTTTTCTTCAGTTCATTAAAGGCATTCTGGTGTTGCAAATCCTGTTGTGAGATATCCAGCTTCTGTAGCGCAAGCGCTATTTCATCCTTATGTGCCAGTACGCTTTGTTCATCCGCCGTCAGTTTTTTACCGGACAAATCAGCGATGCGCTGCTGAAATGACAAAAGCTGCTTATGCGCTTCCGTCATTTTTTCGGTCGTGGAAAGCTTCGCGGCGGCAATCAGCCCTTCAGTCTGCGCCTGTTGCTGGCTGTACTGCAAAAGCAGTCGCCCGGCCTCGTCGTTGTAGTAAGCCTTTGGCTTTTCCTTCTGCCGTGCCATTGCTTTTTTATGGCGTTCGTTTTCACGCTCCAGCGCGGCATTGCGTACCGCTGCATCGGCATACTGCATGGCGGTAATGCGCGCCACCTCCCGTTGATGCCGCAGGGATTCAGTTTCATTATCCCGGTTCAGCGCGGCGTTCTGCTCGTTCCGGCGCTTCTGAGTCTTCTGATAATTACGCTCTGCCTGCGCCTTCGCATCCAGCAGGTCCTTCTGGCGTTTCTGTTCCTGAAGTTCGTTCAGTTGCTGCTGATCATATTCAGTCTGGGAGGAAGACACTGTCCATGGCGTTTTTCTGGCGCGCGCGATTTTTTCCTGCAGTGTCGCGATTTTTTCATCGAGCGTATCTTCCCGCCCGATATCCAGCATCCGATCCCACGCCCACTTCGCCGCATCACCCACGGCATTCCATGCCTTCTCGATCCAGCCCAGATTATCATGTACGTCACCCGCCCGTTTATTCATCTCTTCCGAATACGCGGACATGGCAATTTTCGCAGCATCAGCCGTTCTTCCCTGCTCACCGAGCACCCTGATTTGTTCAAGCTGGGTGGCAGTCAGAAAATGCAGTGCCCTGTCCAGTTCTTTCGCCGCGTTCACCGGATCATCCTGCAGCCGTTTAAACTGGCGGATGGTTTCATCCACTGACTGCCCCACGTTTTCCTGCATTCTGGCCGCGGTACGGGATACCATTGCCACTGCCTGCCCGGTAAACGCTCCGCTACCGACCACCTGGGTCAGTACTCCTGCCGCGTCGTGCTGCGTGACGCCATTTCCGGCGAGCGACTTCGCCATTTCATTAAGCTTGCCTGTGGTTTTTCCGGCGTAACTTCCGGTCAGAATAAGCTGTTTATTGAACTCCTCACTTTCTTTCGCCCCCTCATAGTACGCCTTACCCAGTCCGTAAACCGCCGCAGCCACACCGCCAACCAGCCCGCCGAGCATCATGCCCTTCGGCGACATCAGTTGCTCAATCCACCCGGCCCGGTTGGCCAGCGTGATACCGGAACCGCGAAGGGCGCCAAAATTTCCCCGTGCCAGTTCACCAATCAGTACGCCTATCTCGCGGCGCGCCATTGCTGATTTCAGTCCCAGTGCATGAGTGGATTTTGTTGCGGTATCCAGTTTGCGGATATAGACATCGGCGGCACTGCTAACCCCCAGTTCAGCCGCCTTCACCCGCAGCAACTCAGTACGGGAGAGGCCCTGTACCGCCGTCTGCTCTTTCAGTCGACGTATAAACTGTGCTTTTTTCTGCGTGGCCAGCGCCTCCGCATCGGTAAGTTCGCGTGTCTTTGCAGCAGCTTCAGACACCAGCGCCAGATAATCGCCCTGTGAAATATCTCCGCGTCCTTTCGCCTGTCGTACCTGCGCCTGGATACGCTGTAACTCCTGCAGACCACCGCTTAACTGTTTTACACTGTCAATCTGACGGTAAAATGCCGCTGCGGCTGCATCCTGAGCCTGTGCAACCACCGCTGCCTGCGCAGCTTCCGCCCTTAACTTCTGATTCAGGTCGACAGCCCTTTCTCTGGCCTCGTTCGCCTCACGCGCCAGTTGTGCCATAGCGTCACTCTGTGTGCGTGTGGCAACCTGTGATTGCGCCATAGCGGCACTGATACTTTTTGCCGATGCCGCCACACTTCTGGCGCTGGACTCCATACATCGCTTGATGCGTTTTTCAACGAGATCACTGCTGTCCACCAGCTTCCCCAGCCCGTTACTGGCAGTCTGAAGACCGGCGGCAACTTTAGCTGTATCAACATCCATGTTGATGACGATATCACCGACTTTCTGGCTCAAATCTCACTCCTCCCGGAATACCGACTGCCACTTCAAGCAGATCCTGCTCCGTCATGCTCTGTACCGCTCCGGGTAATGTCAGCAAACTGAAGTCCGCTGCATCGATTTCTTTCCCCGTCACCAGCATGAACACCTGCGCTTTCAGCGTGGAAAACTCCGCATCCAGCAGGGCATCACTGAAACTGTTTTCCCGAAAGAAATCAGCCCACTCACTAAGTTCAGTTGAACTCATTTCGTCCAGCATCCGGCGCCAGTCAGGCCGCCGGAACTCCCGGGCCAGTTGCCGGACAAAATGAAGCTCATTATTCAGGACTTTTCCGGCGTCATGTCCTCTGATTCATTACCTGAATCACTGGCGTTATCTTTCTTATCCGCAGACAGCCCGCTGAGCATCAGAACACTTTCTGCGCCTGCGTCCAGCGCCTCATACGACCACTTCGCCTGTACTGACTGATAAAGCGTGTCTGCATCCTGAGAAGAATCACCATTCAGAAGCGAGCGGGATACCAGCCAGGCATTAATTTCCAGTGCCATTTGCATATAAGCCACGCGCTTATCCGCTTCCGTCGTACCATCCATATCCGTGTCATATTTCGCAGTACGTTTCTGGATGAACTCCAGGTACTCAATACGTTGCAGGCCGGATAACTCGAACAATGCCACCGACGCATCCCCCCGGGTAAACGTCTCTTTCTTTAAAAACATGATTTATTCCTGAAAAAAATGCCCCAAAACAGGACGAGAGGTGGGTTATGCCTGAACAGTAATATCCGCAATAGCGGTAAAATTACCGTCTGTTGTCATGCCAATAATTTTCACTGTACCTGCCTTAACACCTTTTACAGTGGCAATATTTTCCGCCTGCGTGACGGTGGCTGTAGTCGGATCTGACGTTGCGATACGCAGTGATTTATCTGTCACGTTATCCGGTTTCACCGTGAACGTAACCGCTGTTGTGGCGCCGACCTTCACGGTGGCATTTGTCGGTTCCACTGTCAGTCCGGTAACACTAACCACTTCCGGTGCATCCTCTTCAGCCATGTACGGAGGGCCCACACTGGTAATTTTTACTGTACGGGCGATCTCATCCTTACTCTGCACCGTTTTCCCCAGCGAGCTCACCCAGCCTCTGAACACATCAACAGTGCCGTTCGGATACTTGATCCGGAATCCGCGCTTCTGCCCGGTCGTGAACAGTTGAATAAGCTTTTTCTGTACGTCCTCACCTGGCTTCCACGCCAGCGTCACAGAAGTATCCCCGGCAGACTTCTGTCCCTGTGTGGTACTTTTCCAGTCAGCGTTCTCGTCATCAAGATAGTTATTATCTTCTGCATCTGCCGTCAGTTCTCCCGGCTGCAGGTCTTTTACGTTTGCCAGCCTCAGCCAGTTATTATCACTGAGCGGGCTGGCGAACGGATCACCCTCGCTGTTGTACATCCAGAATGTGGTATTTGCGCCTTTTACCGGCGCAAGTGGATTAGGAATTGTCGTGTCTGTCATTCTCTTTTCCTCTACATGGAATAGGTGATGTCGTAACTCAGATCGGCTGACCCCCACATCGCCATTTCATCGTCTCGCTGATAGTTATACCCCTGCGCCGACATTGTCCGGATGATGTCACCCAGTCCCGCCACGCTCCCCAGTGCCGGATACACCCTGTTCTCCATCTGTTCATCCAGGGCGCTGTCCGGTGCAGTGGCTTTCAGAAATACTTCCACATGTAGCACCGCGCTCCAGATATCACCGTCCACCTCAGTACCGGTATACTGAGCATCACTCAGGTACACCGCCACCGCAGGTAACTCATCCTCCTCCACCACGACCGGACGACCGTCAAAAAACGTGGTGGAGCCATCATCGGTCTTTTTTAATGCGGCAATAATGGCCTGCCGTACTGCACTGTGTCGGGTCATTTTTTAGTGAATCTCCTCAGTTCATAACTGATTTCATGCTTCAGCTCTTTGGGCATCTCCGTTTTCATCTGTAAAACAACCTGCGTGTTGAACGCATGGCGCAATGCATCAGCAACCGGGATTTTCACCACATTAAGTGGGTATCTTCCGGCACCGGAACGCTCAAATACCTGCCACCATCCGTTCGGAGCCTGCGCAATAAACCCCCGGTCAAAACGGTATTTTCCTATACGTAGCGGCTTACCTTTTCTCCCCCTCATCGGGGTTGATGGTGGCGAACTCAGTAACCTGATGGCAGTCAGCGGATCACAGTTCACATAAATGTTGGCAAAAGGCTTGTCCGCTCTGGCCAGCCTGACTCTGGCGCGACGTCTTACCGTTCTGACGGGAATACCCTGCCGTCGGTTGTCTCCGGCCACCACCAAAGCAGCAGCACTGCGAACTGACACGCTGACCACCCGTTTTGCCACCCGGTTAATGGCCCGAATTTTTGCCCGGGTCACATATCCACGATCAATTTCTTTAAGTACTGAAATGGCCTCTTTAAGCCCCTTTACCTCCATTGTTCTCCTCCAGAGTCAGTTGTGGCTTACCGTTAAAACGCCGGATACGGGTCACGGTAAACTCACTGCCCCGCAGTACCACCCTGTCTCCCCGGCGCGGGATAACGTTGCCTGAAAACACCACTACGTTTTTTCCGTTTCCTTCAACAGGCCCCAGTTCAGCCAGAAAATCAGACTCCACCACTATGCAGTCAGTCCCGTTGATGTTGACCTTCATGCCGAAGCGTTCTGCGATAAGTGCATCCATGCGCCTTTTCATCCCGTCAAAAAGGTCAGCCATTAATTTTTACCGGAACGGTTTCATCACCGTTTGCCGCTGGCGCCCATACCACCCCGACATACGGCAGGCTGCCGGTTGCATCCGTCTGAACCACGTTATCCTTCAGATACACTTTTTTCCCGACGGCAATATCCTCTGTTGTCAGTTTTGGTATGCTGAATACCCCTTCTGCGATGCCGGCTCCGGCGCTCCCGGCGGCAATATCGGTAACAGCCACAGCGAACATATCGCCGACCTGTACCAGATCTCCGCTCTTTAGTGACGTGGTCGCCACAATTTCAATCGTTTTGCCGTCTTCCACGTAATTCTTAGCCACGGTTATTCTCCTTTCCGGCACGCCGTGCCGGATTTCAGTGACTAGTCCTGATATAGGTTGACAGTTTTTTGTCTGTAAAACGCCTGATGAACATCATCGGGCGTTTTGTATTTCAGGGCCTGG